CTATGGCGCAAGGACGATCTCGCTTCTGATTATCCGCCAGATTCGTATTCCCTAGAATATATCGCTCGCTCACATGGTGGCTCTTCAACTGAGTTTAAGATTCAGGCCACAGAAGCAGCCAGCACCTACTTCATCGAAGTCTCTTCCAGCACCACACAAACCTACCCACAAGGCCACGTTCATTGGCAAGCCTGGATAACTCGCACTTCTGATTCAGAAAAAATCAAAGTCCTAGAAGGACACTGGGAAATTTCTTATGACTATGACGTCAACCACGATCCCAGAACTCACGCAGAAATCATGCGTGACAAGATTGAATCCCTATTGGAAGGCCGAGCAGATAACGATGTTGAAGAGTATTCAATCGGCAACCGCAGCCTGACCAAGCTTTCAATTCAAGACCTGATGAAGTGGCGAGACTACTACAGACAAGAGGTTGCTAAAGAAAATCAGCAAGCTAGAGCAAGAGCAGGCAAACGTCCTGGCAATCTGGTGAAGGTTGAGTTCAGGAGGGCCGGATGATCGCTGAAGCAATGTGGTGGCTCACGGATAGAGTGCATAGGCCAGCACCTGAGAACCCAAGTCCAGCTCAGAAAAAACGTCGATATGACGGAGCGGCTGGTTCAAGATTCCTTGCGGACTTTATCGGTTCAACCACTTCAGCAGATGCCGAGCTGCAATATAGCCTTCGCAGAATCAGAGACAGAGCCAGAGAACTTTGCAGGAATGACGATTACGCCAGACGTTATCTTCAATTGATGAGTTCTAACGTCATTGGTGAACACGGCTTTCAGCTTCAAAGCCGAGCCAGAAATCTAAACGAGCCGAATGTTGGACAATTGGATGCTGCTGGCAATGAAATCATTGAACGAGCGTTTAAACGTTGGGGCAAGCGATGCAGTGCGAGCCGCAAGCATAGCTGGCTAGACATTCAGAGGCTAGTTGTTCAAGGACTCGCCAGAGATGGTGAAATCCTCATTCGCTTTGTCCGAGGCCAGAAGTGGACGGATGGGCTAGCGTTGCAGATTCTTGAGCCGGATTTTTTGGATGAAGAATATTTCACCACTGAGCCAAAAGGCCGCAGAGTGGTGATGGGCGTTGAGTTGGACGAGTTTGACGCACCAGTGGCTTATTATCTCAAGCTTGGACAAGGCCATCCATTCGATACGTTTGGACAGCGCAGAAGCGACAAAAGAACCAGAGTTGACGCCAGCGACATTCTCCACATTTACCTACCAGACCGAGCGCAACAAACCAGAGGCGTTTCTTGGTTTGCGTCAGCAATGACGAGAATGAGAATCCTCTCAGGTTATGAAGAAGCAGAACTGATTGCTGCTCGCACCGCAGCCGCAAAGATGGGCTTCTTGGTTTCGCCAGATGGTGAAGGCTTCATTGGTGACGAATCGGCAGACGGCAATCAGATTATGTCGGGCGAACCTGGAAGTATTCAGCAATTGCCAGCCGGAATGCAGTTTCAAGAGTGGAATCCAAGTCATCCAACCAGTGCATATGCCGAATTTCACAAAGGCATTTTGCGAGGTATCGCTTCCGGTTTGGGCATTTCGTACACAAGCCTTTCAAACAACCTCGAAGGCGTCAGCTATTCATCCATCCGGCAAGGCGCACTAGAAGAACGCGACCTCTACAGGCAACTGCAAAGCTTCCTCATTCAGCACCTGTGCGAGCCAATCTGTCAAGAGTGGCTAAAGATGGCAATGACAAGCGGCAGCATTCCAATCCCAATCACTAGATACGACAAGTTCAGCAACACCTTGGAGTTCCGAGGCCGAGGTTTCAGTTGGGTTGACCCAGCAAAAGAAATCAGAGCAGAAGTCGAAGCAGTTAGAAACGGATTCAAAAGCCTCAATGACGTTGCCAGACAGTACGGGCGTGACGTCGAAGAAGTCTTCCAGCAAATGCAGAACGACAAGCTGATGGCAGAGCGTTATGGAATCAGCCTAGCCTTTGAGCCTTTAGGCAGTCCACACGGACCAGTTGAGCCAGAGGTTGAATAGTGGCGGAAAACCACAAACCAACCGAGGGCATGATTGCCGAGGCCAATCGTGGCCTAGAGTGGAGACGAGAATTTGGCAGAGGCGGAACGTCTGTAGGTATCGCTCGCGCCAGAGACATCAGCAACGGCAAGAGTTTGCCACTGGCAACCGTCAAGCGGATGAAGTCTTTTTTTGCGAGGCATGAAGTTGACAAAAAAGCCGAAGGATTCAGACCAGGCGAAAAAGGTTATCCAAGTAATGGCAGAATCGCTTGGGCTATGTGGGGTGGGGATGCTGGAAAAAGTTGGTCAGAAAAAATCGTGAATCAAAGCGAGAGAATTATGGATTTAACTAGCATGACCGAGCGACACGTCATTGACGTCGAAGAGACTGACGACGAATACATTGTGGCGTTTGCCAAGGCTCAAGAAGTCGCAGAAGAGCCGGAAGAAAGAGAAGTTGAAGAAGTCGAGACAAGAGACTTACCAGTTCAAACGCAATACCGAACCGGAAGCGTTCGGATGATGGACGAAGAACAAGACCGTCGAGTGATGATGTCGATTAGCTCAACGAATCCGGTTGAACGTGAATTCGGCTATGAAGTTCTCGAACACAATGCCTCTTCCGTCGATATGGAATTCATGTCTTCAGGCAAAGCACCACTGCTTTTGGACCATGACGCCAGACAGCAGATTGGAGTTGTCGAAAAGGCGTATATGGACAACGACAAACTCAGAGCGCAAGTCCGGTTCTCAAAGAGCGCACTTGCCGAAGAAGTTTACCGTGACGTAGTGGACGGCATTCGAGGCAATGTTTCGATTGGCTACCAGATTCAAGGCATGACGAAAGACGAGAACGGCTATAAAGACAAGCCGCTCTACAGAGTCAATATGTTTAAACCGCTCGAAGTGAGCATGGTTTCCATTCCTGCTGACTCCAGTGTTGGGGTAGGCAGATCCAAGCCGGAAATTTCCGGTAATGACAATTCTGCAATTCAGGAGAAAACAATGAGCGCAGAAGTAGTTCAAGAGCCGGTAAACACACGGCAACCAGAAGACCAACTGAAAGAGTACCGCAACCAATCTTCTCAGATTCTCGAACTTGGCAAGCGGCACAACGAGTATGACCTAGCCTTTCGCGCACTTCAGGAAGAGAAAAGCCTAGCTGAATTTCAAGCCATGCTTTTGGAGAAGAAGACCAGCAAGCCAATCGACTTCTCAGTTGACGCCTCACCGAAAGAAAAGCGCAACTATTCCTTGGTAAGAGCCATTCAAGCCGCAGATGCAAAGGATTGGAGCAAGGCCGGATTTGAACTCGAAGTTTCTAAAGAACTGGCAAAGAAGCAATCCAGACAACCAAAAGGTTTCTTTGTGCCGGATTGGGGTTGGCAGACTCGAACGGTATCAACTGCGGCAGGCGCAACTTTTGGCGCAGGCTCAAATATCGTTCCAGAGGACTACCGAGGTGACCGCTTTATCGACGCTTTGATTTCAACGTCGATTCTAGGACAAGTAGGCGCAACCGTACTGAACGGATTGCAAGGAAATGTCGCGATTCCCAAGATTTCCACCAGCACCGCAGCGGCTTTCATTGCGGAAGGTGGCTCAGTTGGAAATAGCGAGCCAGATTTCAGTCAAGTCACCATGACCCCAAAGCTTTTGGCTAACAAGGTTGCCGTGACTCGCGAGTTGATGATTCAGTCTGACCCAAGTGTGGAGCAGTTGATTCGCAACAACATGGTTCGAATCTTCGCGGCAAAAATCGACAACGTTGCGCTCAAAGGTGGCGGATCTAACGAACCAACCGGAATCCTTGGCACAAGCGGAATCGGTGACGTTTCATCTGGCGGAACAAGCGGCAACGCCAATCTGACGTATGGCAATGTCGTTGATATTATGACGGAAGTTTCACAGGACAACGCTCTGCTTGGCAATTTGCGTTGGGTAACACATCCGGCAGTTGTCGGCAAGCTGATGCAAACCTTGGTGGCTGCTAGCACTGACTCGCGGATGATTATGTCTGGGCCTGACAGCATGATGGGTTATCCGGTTGTTCAGACAACCCAAGCACCTTCAAGCTCGCCTTACTCGCTGATCTTTGGGAACTTTGCTGACCTTTACGTTGGCTTCTTCTCAGCGCTTGACGTACTGGTTGACCCATACGGTTCAGCCGGAACAGCCACAACAAATTTGTATTTCTACCAGGACTGCGACATTGCGGTTGCTCACGCTGAAAGCTTCGCGGCAGCACAGGATGTCACTGTCGCCTAAGTGTATCAGCTAGATGAGTTACAAGGTTGGGGCAACTCTCGACCTTGTATTCTCTTGTGTGGTGGACCTTCTGCGCCTTCAGACCTAGCGAAAGCCAAGGCGCGGATAGGTTCCAAAGCTTACGACTTAGCCGGAGTCAATAATCACGGCTTACTTTTTCTTGGCGAGTTGGCTTGGTGTTATGCTCACGACGTCCGAATGGTTCAACACCTTAAAGAGTACGATTCACCAGCGATTATCCACCACGATCCCAAGAACCTGAGAGACAAAGATATTCATGGCGGAATTGTTCCATTTATCAGACTTTCAGGGCCAGAAGCACTTTGGACCGCAGACTTTTTTGACTACTCAGAAATTCATGTTTGCGGTGTCGATTTCTACACCGGACCAAGGCGCTACTGGCATCAGTGGGATTTAGATAAAAAGCCAACAAGAGTTCAGGAAGATCAACAAGGCAAGTGGATAGAAGCACGGGACCAATTGCAAAATCCCCAAAGAGTGATTGTTTATAACGAAAGGCTTCAAAGGATATTCCAATGAAGATTGAAATCGTCAGAGGAACCGTTGCGAACGGTGGACCTGTTCGGGTTGGACAGGTGATTAGCGTTGACCCCAAAGAAGCAAATCAACTGATTGGCATGGGCAAAGCGATTATTTATGAGAATCGCGCCAAAGGCTTAGACGAAGCAGAAGCACCACCAGTGACCACTCGAACTACTAAAACCGCACGAAAGCCTAAGAAATGAGCGTGGAAACCGCAGCCGATAGAACTGCCATGCTCGCAGATTATGGCTCAACCGTAACGAAGGCGGACGCAAGCACTTTTGTGGCGATTTTTGACAATGACTTTCTTGCAGTTGATGTAGACGAAAGCGAAGTCGAAAGCTCAGAGCCAACACTGCTGGCAAGAACCGCTGACGTTTCCAGCCTAGCGCATGGCGACACACTGACGATTTCGGCAGTCAACTACACGGTTCGAGGCATTCAACCGGACGGGACAGGCATGACGCAAATCATGTTGGGTGTGTAATGGCGCACAAGCGAGCGCAAATCAAAGCGAGAATCCAAACGGTTCTGACAGGACTAGCGACAACAGGAAGCAATGTCTTTCTCTCAAGAACTTATCCAATCGCAACGACTGATTTGCCTGGACTGCTTATTTACGCCAATTCAGAAAGCATTGAACGCTTGGAGATTGGCATTCAGAACCGTCAGCAACGAACACTTGATTTGTCTATTGAAGCCATTGCAAAAGGCAACACCGCAGAAAGCACTTTGGACACAATTACTGTTGAGGTGGAAGAAGCAATGGCGAACGACCAAACGCTGAACGGGTTAGCGATAGATTCTCGCATCACTGACACGCAGATCCGGCAAGCATCTGCTGAAAGTGAATTTTTCATAGCCACGCTACGGTATGAAGTACTTTACCGTACAACTGAAAACGACGTCGAATAAAAGGAGACGCAAATGGCAATTCCAGATCGTTACCTACGGTTAAGAAGTTCTCAACCGTATATTACAACCGAGTCAACTGCTGGCAGTTATGTCGCAGTTTCTGCTTCTGACGGATTCACAACCACTGAACCTTTGGCGCTATCGCAGACGTTCAACACAAGCGACATTTCCGAAGTCGGCACTCGCCTGCTTCAGAACAGAAGTTTTGTAAACTATGCCGAGCGAGCCACCTTTGACATTCCGTTTCTAGTCAAACCTTCTGGAACAGCCGGAACCGCACCAGCCGAATCAACACTACTGCAAAAAGTTTTCGGCACACTGACCACTTCTGCTGGAGTATCAAACACTTACAGCTTCAGCCGAGTATCGGATACTTTCCAAACCGCGCAGTTGGTCGATACATATAAATTATATGTGGCGAACGGAACCATTGTCGAAGGGTTCAGCGTAGACATTACGCGAGACGGTGTTTTCACCATGAACGCAAACTGTCGCGCCTCCAGAATTCGCTACAGCGGCCCAGCGCCAGTGACTGGAGCAGACGTTTCTGTTGATGATTTGGCGAACTATACAATTACGCTAGATCCTGCCACTAATGCGGTTTCAGGAGATTATTTTTTTGCTGGTCAATTGGTTGACATTTTTGATGCCACTGACACACAGGTAAACACTGGTGGTCCTGTGTCTGTTGTTAGCGTATCGACTAGTGCTGCGACGATGCAGATTATCGCAGACACTGGCGACTCTTTTACAGTTTCCGCCACTGACTACTTAGTGCCTTATTTGCCAGCCGCAACGCTTTCGACTTATGAGCCAATCGCCACCAGTGCCGCTCAAGTCTACTTAGCCGCTCAGAACACCGCAGCCGGAAGCTTGATTGCTTCAGCTAACGAGTTCTTGGCAACTGGCTTCTCAATGAGCGTCAGCAAGAATCTTGGTGACCCTGGACTTGCAGAGATGACCGGAGACAAGTACCCAGCCGCTGCTTATGTGAGTAACGATATTACCGTGACAGGCTCTTTTGATTTCGTGATGAGGCCAGCACAAGCCTACCGATTCGAGCAGTTCGCAAGACTAGAGCAAATAGCAATTGGTGTGCAGGTTGGCGACACCGCAGGTTCAATTGTTCAGATTATCATTCCATCCGCTCGCGTTTCGATTAGCGGAACTGAGCAGGACGGAGCAGCGGCCGCTTCTGTTGACTTTGCTCTCACGCAAGGCTCCTCTGCGACTGACGCAGCCGCTTTCTCTCTAATCTATAAATAATTTATTTATGCCATCCATTTTTGACGTTCAGCGAGCAAACGAAGTAACAATCGACTTCAATGACGCAGACCTGAACCTAGAAGCAACCTTTAATTGTGTTCTGCCTCACCAAAAGCTTTTGACTGAGGCTCTGAACGCAGCAACGAAGACACAAAAAGGCAAGCAAACGATTGATTCTCTTATGTTTGCTCGGAAGCTTTTTGTGCCTTGCGTGACCTCCTGGTCATTCGATGAAGATTGTAGTGTTGAGAACAAAAGTCTTTTTGTTGGGGAAGACGCTGCGCTCAACAAGATGGCAACGCATGTCAGTTTGAAACTGATGCGTTTGGCCCAGGCGAAAGTTGATGACGAAGAGGGAAATTAAAAAGTTACCTAGATTTAGTCTTAGAACGAGCGGCTTATCTAGGTGACTCAGCCGAGCATGGCATTCAGGAAGGCGACCGATACC